AACAAGACCTTACCGATTTTAAAGGTATGGTAGACGAGCTTAGAGACACTTGGACCAAGAAACAAATGTTTCGAACAGAAACAGAAGCAAGGTTTTCTGTATTACAAGACAATAGATATCCTACTAAAGCTGCAAAATATTGGCAGTGTGTTAGAGAACAATCATCATACTTAGATAACTTAATGACACTATCGTTTGACTATAGAAGAAACGAAGCAAAGATTAAATGGTTAGAGGGTAAGATTGAAAAAGAAGAAGACGAATACAAATCAACTAAATATCAAATAGATATAGATGAATGTAGATTTGCAAAAGCTTCTATGGAAAAAGTTGCAAAACATAGAATGAGAGAAATTAAAATGTGGTCTGGGTTAAAGAAAGAATTTAATGATGGATCATTTAATGACAAAGATGTTAACCAACATCAGCTAGAATCTTATGGTATGCAGTATGCTGAAAAAGCAAGACAGCTTACAGAGAATTCTTCTGACACTGATAAGTTTAATGTTCTAGGACAACTACAATCCTTACAAAGAATTAGAAAATCTGGCGAGTTAGAAAATAGTTACAAAGAGAAAGAACAAATTGAACAGCATGGAAAACCAAAATCTTAATTTTGATTTTGTATTTTTAGGTCAATCAATTTTAAAGTATCAAGTACCGTTAGATATTTTTTCTGCGATTAATCAAACATACGAACAAAATTTTCATAGACTAGCACCTGCTAATAAACAGTTAGTAGGTAAGATTGAAAACGAACATAGTCTTTTTTATAATGGTCAAGATCAATCTAAGATGAAAAACCATAATATGTTACCAAGAAATGTAACAAATTATTTTATGACTGTGTTTAAACACTATCTAGCATTTAATAAAATTAGAGATTATGATACTCATCTTAATTCTATTTGGGTTAATGAAATGAAAGCACATGAATATAATCCTGCACATATTCATAGAGGTATGTTGTTTACAGGTCTATCATCTGTAATGATTTTAAAACTACCCTCAACATATGGTAGAGAATATTCTAGTGCAGAGATACCACAAAACGGTAGACTACAAATACTAGGAGCTAGTAATGGTCAGTTTGCTAAAATAGATTATCAACCACCAATGAATCTTAGAGATTTTTATGTGTTTCCATATGATATGAGACACTGTGTTTATCCTTTTAATGGAACGAATGAGACTAGACGAACACTAGCTGCAAACTGTGATGTACAGTTTGATCCTATTAAAAATAGAGGAGCTAATTAATGGATAGACAATACCTAGTTCGAGACGATCATATAGGTATATTTAAAAATTTTATGCCAAATGAATTGATAGAAGATTATATGATTTACTTTAACAAATGTGAGAAACAAGGTGCAGTATATCCTAGACGAGAAGATGAGATGTTAGTATCTGATAATGCAATTGATACAATAAGAGATACTAATGTTGCAATGACTTATAACAACAAACCTTTTATAGATTTATTTTTTAAAGAAGTGTATCCTTTGTATGTTCAAAAATATTCTTATCTAAAAAAATTAGCAACACACAACATACTAGAAGTTAAAATACAAAAAACTAAAGTAGGTGAAGGTTATCATTTTTGGCATTGTGAGAATGCAGAAATGAAAGCAAGAAATAGAATACTAGCTTTTATGGTATATCTAAATGATGTAACAGAAGGTGGAGAGACAGAATTTTTATATCAAAAGTGTAGGTTCAAACCAGAGAAAAATACATTATTAGTATGGCCTTCACAATTTACACACATTCATAGAGGCAACCCACCTCTATCAAATGATAAATATATAATAACGGGATGGATAGAGTACGGATATTAATATGATAACAGAACCACGATGGAGATCTTTTATAGTAGAAACTACACAACCTATATTTACACCTGAACAATGTAAAATGATTATTGAAGCTGGACGTGCTGAACCTAGAAATGATGCATCTGTTGGAGCAGGTGATAAAGGTATTAAAGGTGGAGTTGTAGATAATAAAACTAGAACATCACATATTAGTTGGATACCATTTTCTAAAACACCAGAGATGTACAAAGACATAGAACGTATTATGAAAACAACTAATGGCAATCATTTTGGTTTTGATGGTATGCAAATAACAGAACTTGCACAATACACAGAGTATCCAGAAGGAGGGTTTTATGATTGGCATGTTGATAATGATGTGAACATGGCTCACGAACCACCTGTAAGAAAAATATCTATGACATGTCTACTTTCACCTGAGTCAGAGTTTGAAGGTGGAGATTTAGAATTAATGTCAGAAGGTAAGATTGCAAAAATAAAACAAGGACACGCAGTGTTCTTTGCATCGTTTATAAGACACAGAGTAACACCAGTTACTAGGGGTAGAAGACAATCGCTAGTGATGTGGTTTGGAGGGACACCATTCAAATGATGATTAAAGCTGCATACTTTCCAACTGTTGTATATGCTAAAGATGTTAATTTAGATAATAGGCTTTTTGAAAAAGAAGTTATTGATTGGTCTAACAAAGATAAAGGTGTGACTAGAACTAATTTAAAAGGTTGGCATAGTCAAACTAACATGCAAGAAATACCTGTATTTAAACCTTTAGTAGATGAGCTATATAAAATGATGGGTGAAATTTTTGTAGAAGAATGGTTAGATAGAGAACCTATGATGGGAAACATGTGGGCAAATATAAATCCACCAGGTGGAATGAATAGACCACACTTACATCCGAACAGTCATTTTAGTGGTGTCTATTATATTAAAGCTCCACAGAATTCTGGTAAACTTGTTTTTAATGAACCAAGACCAGGAGCACACATGGTTATGCCTACAAGAAAACAAGGTAAACCTCCATCACATTTATGGAGAGAAGTTCATATAGATCCTCTTGAAGGTAGAATAGTTATTTTTCCTTCTTGGTTGTGGCATTGTGTTGAACCTAATGAGAGTGATGATATAAGAATATCTGTATCATTTAATTTTATACAGAAAGGATTTAATGTTTAAATATCAAGTCATAAAGAATGCTGTGTCGTATGAGCTAGCTAATTTTATACTTAATTACTTCTTGCTTAAAAGAGATGCAGTAAGTTATATGTATCAAAACAACATACACTCACAGTCCCCAATTCTTGGAACATGGACCGATCAACAGATACCTAATACCTATTCTTGTTATGGTGACTTTGTAATGGATACGTTACTAGTCAAGATGTTACCTGTAATGAAAAAAGAAACAGGGTTAGAGTTAATACCAACTTACTCGTATGCAAGAGCATACAAAAGAGGCGATGAATTAAAAAGACATAAAGACAGACCTTCTTGTGAAATATCTACAACAGTTAATCTAGGTGGTGATCCTTGGCCTATATTTATAGATGGCACAGGAGCTGATAATGTTATCGATGAATACAAAAATATACACAAACCTAACGCTCCAGCAGGTACTAAAGTCTTGCTTGAAGTAGGAGATATGTTAGTATATAGTGGCTGTGAACTCGAACATTGGCGAGAGCCTTTTGACGGGAACATATGCGGTCAAGTATTTCTACATTATAATCATGTGAATGGCCCATTTGCTGATAAAAACAAGTTTGATGGAAGAGCTAAGTTAGGTCTACCGTCAGGTTTAAAATAGTATTATAATGAGGTTATATGTTACAAAAATTAGGGTTTGCACCAGGGTTCAACAAACAGGTTACAGAAACCGGGGCCGAGGGACAATGGTTTGATGGTGACAACGTTCGTTTTAGATATGGTTCTCCAGAAAAAATAGGCGGTTGGGCACAATTAGGTTCTATTAATTTAACTGGTGCAGGAAGAGCAGTGCATCATTGGGATGATAATGCTGGAATTAAATATGCTGCAATAGGAACTAACAGAATTTTATACATATATTCTGGTGGTACTTATTATGACATCCATCCTATACGTACTACAATTACCGGCGCTAATTTTACAAGCACATCTAGTAGTCCAACAGTTACAGTTACAGTAGGTTCTGCTCATGGACTGCAAGACAACGACATTGTTTTATTTGACAGTGTAGCTGGTTTAAGTGGTTCAACGTTTACAAATGCAACCTTTGAAGATGTTAAGTTTATGGTAACGTCTGTTCCAACTACTACTACATTTACTATTACAATGGCCTCTAATGAAACAGGCACACCTTTAAGCACTGCTGGATCTGCATCAGTTTTAATTTATGAAACTGTTGGACCATCACAACAACTTGGTGGACTAGGTTGGGGTACGGGTTTATGGTCCGGTACTTCTCCAGGCGCTCCAACAACAACGTTAGCTACGGCTTTAACAGACACTATAACAACTACTGTAGTTCTTTCTAACTCATCAGGTTTTGCATCATCTGGAGAAATTAGAATAGGAAATGAAGATATAAGTTTTACAAATAATAATACTACATCAAATACTTTAAGCGGAGGTTCTCGTGGCGTAAATGGCACTACAAAATCAACACACAGTTCTGGCGCTACTGTTTCGGACATTACAAATTTTACTGGATGGGGAGATCCAAATAATAGTGACCTTACTATTGACCCGGGATTATGGGTTTTAGATAATTTTGGTACAACTTTAATTGCTCTTATTTACAATGGTAAATGTTTTAAATGGGACGCATCTGCAGCTAACCCAACAGCAACAAGAGCAACGGTGTTAGCAAACGCTCCTACTGCATCACGTCACGTGTTAGTATCTACACCAGACAGACACTTAGTATTTTTTGGAACAGAGACAACGGTTGGAACATCAACAACTAAAGATGATATGTTTATACGTTTTTCTTCTCAAGAAAGTATTGATCAAACAGATTCTTACACGATAAGAGCTAACAATACTGCAGGCACACAAAGACTTGCAGATGGATCAAAAATTATGGGAGCCATTAAAGGTAGGGATGCTATCTATGTATGGACAGACACTGCACTATTTTTAATGAAATTTGTAGGTCAACCTTTTACATTCTCATTTGAACAAGTAGGAACTAACTGCGGATTGTTTGGTAAAAATGCTTGTATAGAAGTTGATGGTACAGCATACTGGATGTCAGAGAATGGTTTTTTTCAGTACGATGGTCAATTAAAATCAATGCCGTGTCTTGTAGAAGATGATGTTTATGACGACATAAACGCTACATCTAGAGATCTTATTAATGCAGGTTTAAATAATTTGTTTGGTGAGATTAGTTGGTTCTATTGCACGTCAGGGTCAGATCAAATTAACAGAGTGGTTACTTACAATTATTTAGACTCATCACCTAAGCGTCCTATATGGACAACGGGTAGTTTACCTAGAGCAGCGTGGCAAGATTCTGCAGTTTTTGATAGACCACACGCAACATATTACACACCTACTGACAACTCTTCTTCAGATGTTGTTGGCAATACGGACGGACTTACTATATACTATAACCAGGAAACAGGGACCGATCAAATTAATGCTGGTGGAGTTACAACTGCTATTATAGGTAGAATTTCTTCAGGTGATTTTGACATTACTCAAAAACGAAGTAACACTGGAGCGACTGTAGGTATGCCAGACATTAGAGGAGACGGTGAATACATTATGAGAATTAGTAGATTTATACCAGATTTTATTTCACAGACAGGTAACACTGCAGTTAAATTTAAAACAAGATTATATCCAAACAGTAGTGAAACCACTACAAGTTTTACTTGTGACTCTACTACAACTAAAAAAGATATTAGAGTTAGAGCTAGACAAATTGCATTAGAGGTTGCTAACATAACTACTGGTGAAGATTGGAAGTTAGGAACATTTAGATTAGACATACACCCAGGAGGAAGAAGGTAATGGCTACTGACCAAGAGATACGAGACGCAGGTTTTAAATATATTCCGCAACAAAAATATTTACAAAATCCTTTTCAAATACCTGTTGCACCAGCACCACCTGTAAGTGGGGGTATTGTAAATACAAATGCTTTTGCCGGTAGTGGTGGAGATGGTTTTAGTGTTTACAATGCAGACCCCAATACAATAACAAACATGAATCCTAACATGAACGCTTTGCAAGATGCAAGATACGGTAATGAATTATCCTATGTTGGAAGAACTTTACCCGGCGATTCAAAACCTCTTTACAGCACTAACACTGCAGCAATGAAACACATGGGAATGTATCCAGAGTATTATGGATTAGATGAACCAGCTCCTTCAAAAATATCACAACTTATCTCAAAAGGAATAGGTTTTATACCCGGTATAGGCACACTTTCAAAATTTGCAGATTTTGCATCAGGTCTATTGCCTGTAAACAGAAGAGCAATAATGGAAAATCAATTAGGCGCTCAAGGTGTTATGGTAAATGACATTGGTCAAATTGTAGTAGGACAAGGTAAATCGTATAATACACCAGAAGGAATTATGGCTGGATATAATGCTAATCAAATGACTGGTGAAACTTTTGATAAAAGAACTAATACAATGAGAAATACATTAGACGAAAAATATGGTTTATCTAAAGCACAAATTGATGGTTTAATTGCTGGCTCGTTAACAGATGAAGAAATGGAAGAAGTTAATAAACAAGCGTATAATAAAGTAACAGGTAGAACTAGTGATATAGTTACGAATATAAGAAATATAGAAATAGCTAAAAACAATTTTAAAGGTATTAATGATATAACAGATGACATTGTAGATATTAAAACCGATACTAAAAGTAATAATAATGGTAACGATGGTGGTGGTCAAGTTGGGGGAACAGGCACAGCGGCATCACAAGATCATTCTCAAGGTCAAACAGGTTATGGAAGTTGTTTTATAGCAGGTACTAAAGTCACTATGGCTGATGGCACTTTAAAAAATATTGAAGATGTTGTAGTTGGAGATAAAGTAAAAGGACACAAAGAAGAAAACACAGTTATTAAATTAGATCCTACTTTACTAGCAACTAGAAAATTATATTCATTTAACAACAACGATCATTACTTCTTTACTTCAGAACACCCATTCATGACTGAAGAAGGTTGGAAATCTATTAAACCAGAAAAAACAAAAAAACGTGATGGTGTAGAACTTTACGAACAATTAAAAGGTGAATTAAAAGTTGGTGATAAACTTGTAACAGACAAGGGTTCAATTGAAATTAAAAGTATTGAGTCTAAGGAAATAAATAATCCTGAAATGCCTTTATACAATTTTAATGTTTCAAATGATAATTCATACATTGCCGATGGTTATGTAGTTCACAATAAAGGTGGTAGCGGTACCGGAAATACTACAGATGCTTCAGGAACCGAAGGAGAAGATCAAGGCAGGTTTGCAGCTGACGGTGGTTTAATGTATGCGAATGGTGGTAGAGCCGGATACTTCTATGGTGGTAGAGTATCAGTCATGAAAGGAGGACTAGCAAGTATTTTATAATGGCAAAAATTGTACAATCATTAACTAGAGCTGAACCAGATTACAACCAAGCTAACTTACAATCGTTAGTTAGAGATTTAGATGCAGTAATTACAAAATTAAATTCATCTTTTCAAGAAGAGGTTAAACAGGAGATAGAAGCTAAAAGTTTCTTTTTAGAATAATGGCAGTAGTAAACCAATATTTATTTGTAGGTATAGACAACAGCACAGCAGGAAGTGCGTTAGTTCCATTCGGAGCCAACAATCCTACAGTCAATGAAACATATATAATTAAATCATTACTTGTTACATCTGCTGGCACACCAAGTGTGACGGTTCTTAACAATAGTATTACAGCGATTAAATCAGCACAGTTGACAGCTAATACAACTAAAGAATTGTTAACCCAGCCCATGGTTGTAGTAGGGGGCACACCATTTACAGTGCAATCTAGCACGACAGATTCATTTGATGTAGCGATAAGTTACTTAAATATATTAAAGGAGAAAACAGATTAATGGATACATATTTAGCAACAGTAGAAGAGACTTACAGACACAAGGAAACAGGCGAGGTTTTTAAGGAAAGAAAAGATTGGGAAGCTAAAGGTTATAAGGCAGAAGAGATGGCACAGGATGTAAAAGTTATCATGCCACCTCTTGATTTGTTTAGTAAAACCAAGTAAACATAGGAATTAAGGTAAATTTATGGCAATATCTAGAATGCAAGAACCCCAACAAATACAATCAGGAATAGGTTCCTTACAGGACCCTAGACAAGGTTATTTTTTAGGTAAACTTGTAAAGAAAGCTGGTCGTGCTGTAAAGAAAGTTGTTAAAAGTCCTTTAGGTAAAGCTGCACTAATTGGTGGATTAGGTATGTATGCTGGAGGTTTAGGTCCTTTCTCAGGTATGAAGGGGTCGGGTTTTTTAAAAGGAGCTCTTAGTAAATTACAAAGTGGTAAAGGTTTTATGGGTGGACTTGGAGACATGTTTAGACATGATCCTAGTTTAGGAATTAAATCTAAGTTTAGTATGGGTAAAATGTTGATGGGTGGCCTAGGTGCTACAGCTCTTGCAGCTCCATTTTTAATGGGTGGTGATGAAAAGGAAGAAGTAACAGAAGTTATGGACCCAAGATTACAGGTTCAACGTGCTAAAAATTATTACAGCGGTGCAGGTAATGCAGGTGCTGGTTTAGATTTTATGCCACAGAAAAAATATGTAATGCAAAATTTTTATGCAGCTGACGGTGGTCGTGCAGGTTATGCTAACGGTATGTTAGTAGATGAAGACGATGAAGAAGAATACATTAGATCAGGTGCAGGTCAATCAAGAAGACAACAACAAACATTTTTAAACATGGGTGGTGGTGCAGGAGAAGCACAAGCAGAACAAATGCTTATGATGGAATATGTTAAGTACAAAAATAAAGGTGGAGAGCTATCTTTTGAACAATTTGTACAAGCAGTAATGCAAGCATCACAACAACCAGAAGGTG